ACTTTATCAAAAAAAATAATCTAAAAAGTTATTACATAAATGAATTTACTTGTTATCACGATGAGGAACAGTATTCGAAAAATAATTAAATTAAATGAAAACTAAAATTATTGCTGAAATTGGAATAAATTATGCATATGGCACAACCATCGAAACGTTTTTATCCCATACTATGAAACTTATCGATGTTGCGTCTATCGCTGGCGTCGACTATGTTAAGTTTCAAAAAAGAACTCCAGAGCTATGTGTACCTCAAGCTGAGAGATTAAAAGCAAAGAACGTTCCTTGGAGAAAAGAGGAAACCACATACTTTCAGTATAAACTTGATATTGAATTTGAAAAGGAAGCATACACAGAAATTGACAAGTATTGTGATTCTAAAGGAATGAAGTGGTTTGCTTCAGTTTGGGATAAGGGTGCAGTTGATTTTATGCGAGGTTTTGAAACAATGCTACCTAATGGTAAATGGGGAGTTATGACTAAAATACCTTCAGCTTTAATTAATGACCTAACTTTAGTAGAGTATGCTAGAGAGAATTCTGACTTTTTGCTAATTTCTACTGGAATGAGCACGCAAGAAGAAATTGATCTTGCCATTGCAGCAGGTCGACCTGATGTTGTGTTCCATACTAATTCAACATATCCATCGCCAATTGAAGAATTAAACCTAGACTATATTACATACTTATCACATATTAATAGAGGTAATGATTTTGAAAAGAAATTTGAAGTCGGTTATTCTGGCCATGAATTTGGTCTTACGACTACCGTTGCTGCTACAATATTAGGTGCAACTTGGGTAGAACGACATATTACGCTAGACCGCTCTCTTTGGGGTAGCGATCAGATGGCATCAGTTGAACCGCAAGGACTCATTAAATTAGTAAAGAGTATCCGTGATGTTGAATCTGCTCGTGGCGGATATGGACCACGTGAAGTAATCGCATCTGAGCTTGCAAAAAGAAAAACACTTAGAGGAAAATGAAAATTACACCAAAAAAGGTCTTTCAATTTATTGAAGGCAACCTAAAAATGCTAGGCGATAAAATGCATCTTCTTCCAAAACATGAGCGTGAGCAAGTGCTATATCGTTCTGAAATCTGTAAAGATGATTGCATGGTACAGGGCTACTGTAAATATTGTGGCTGTTCTACACCAGGAAAAATGTATGTCAACGTTTCTTGTAATGAGGGAGAAAGATTTCCAGATCTAATGAATGCAGAAGACTGGGAAAAATATAAATTGGAAAATAACCTAGAGATTACTGGTGATATATTTCATTGATATCGACGATACTATTTGTACTCTTGCTAATCACATGGAATACGAATCTGCAGTACCTATTCCAGACGCGGTTAAGAAGGTGAATGACCTATATTTAGCTGGACATACTATCGTTTTCTGGACCGCTAGGGGGACTTCTTCTGGATTGGATTGGAGACAATTAACTGAGGGTCAACTCTCTTCCTGGGGCGTCCTATATCACGAATTAAGGTTCGGAAAGCCGGCTTATGATTTCTTTATTGACGATAAAAATATAAATTCAAGAGACTGGTTAAATGGCGAAAGTTAAAGTCTTAGTTTTAGGAAACGATCCTCAAATCAATCAAATTGACTTCGATAGTCTTTCGCCAAATATAATTACATTAGGTATAAATCGCATATGGTTAAAATACATACCTAATTATTTTTTTTTCCATGATTTAACAATTAGTGATGAATTACTTCCCCAACCTGAAAAATTAGCTAAACTTAAACAAAATTCTATTATTTTTTCCAGTGAATGGATTAGAAAGGGTAGATCTTTTTCAGATACTAGATTTCCTGTCCCAACATGGACATCCGTTTATCCTAGAAAAAACAAGAAACACTTTCCCGATTCCATAACTAATTCTATTGAATTATTTAGAGATGTTAGAAATCGACAAGAACAATACGTCTTCTATGTAGCTGGGGTTTCCTTGACTTGGCAAGAGCCTAGTCACTTTTGGAAAGAAGAAAATATTGCCACTCGAAATACAGCTGGTCCAGAATGGTACCTTCCTCGATTTGAAGCAATGCTAACTAATTTTAAGAGACTGAAGACTCATAATTATGAAATCATATCAGTCACTCCAAATTCTAAATTAAACAAGCTTTTCCGATATGAAAATATTGGAAATCTCTACAAGAAATCTTTATAGGGAAACCTTTACTGTGTTTGAAAGCACAGCAGGTTTGAATGAGCTAACAGCTGCAGTTATTGCTCCAGGCGTTGGCGGAAATTTTGCATCGATTGCACTGCCCATCGCTTCTAATAGGAGAAACAATTTATCTCCAAGTACAGCCGGTCCATTTACTGGATTGTGACCCACTTTTACGAAATTACCATTGATCCAAATATCATTCGATGCTGCTTCAATTTCGCTGCCGCTTGACATTTCGATTCTGGAATTTGCATGGATCGTAATATTACCACCTCTTAATTCAATAACTGATTGTGTTTGATCGTGTTCAATAGTAATCGCTTTATCGCGACCAATATTTACTCTAGATCCTTTTAATTGCATTGTAATTCCTTTACTAATACTGAACCAGATTTTTAACTCTTCGTCACCATCAAATAGCACAATATGCGAACCTAAATATTCTCCATCTTTACCTAACTCTTCTCGCACATCGTCTGCAATTTCATGCAAGGAATAGTACTCTGGTGAATAGGGATTTCCATTATCGAATCTAACTGCAACAATCGATCCTTTTTTAGGAACCGATAAGGAACCTCCTTTGCCTTTCTTACCGAAAAAAGCGCTCTTTTGTTTTGGATACGCCCACGGAAGATCAGCTACTGCAATATCATCGTATAGGCTAATAACTCTAACTTTTGCACGACCTTCTTTTCGAGGGTCGTTTGCGTCCTCAACTATGCCAAGAAATTGTTTGTCAACTAAGTCTCGGTTATTTCGTGATTCTATATCGTGATTATCCATATTAAATTATATCTAAAAAAGTACTTTTGGTTTAGTTAGTTGCCATATACATTACCGAGATCAGTTACTGGCGGTTCTAAGAAATTACTTGCTGCGCCCAATGCTGGATTAATTAATCCTCCTACTTGAGCAAGAGCGTTCTGCACGCTTTCACCAGCATTTTGAATTGACTCTCCAATTACCGGTAAGCCAGACAAGAAAGATGCAGTGTTTTGAACATTCGTACCAACATTTCGTGCACTCCATGGATTATGCAGTTCAGACTTGATATGATCGTCAAATAATTTACTGCCATCTGCATATGTGCTCTCTTCTTCAAAGAAACCAATATTAATTTTAAATGAATTAGTTGCAGGTGTATTTTTTGGAGTCACTTCAAGTTTGCCGGAGCCGCCAGCAAAAGTGTCTGAAAAATCAAATTCGCACTGTCTACATCTAAATTTAATATAGCCGTATTGTTTTAATACGTTAGATAAGATATTGCCACCACCTACGATATTTCCAATCGTACCAGTGTTTATTCCTAACAAGTTAGCAGCGTTTTGTCCAACTCCTGGAATTCGATAACGCAAGTTTCTAACCTCTGCCACATAAATATCCATTGAGAACCATCTTAAATTATCTGGCACTCTTTCTCTCATGTGGATTTTATCATATACTGCATTACGATAGATATCAGCTAATTCGTTTATTCTTAGGTCAACTGCCTCTAATGTGTCTATAGTAATCGTTGCACTTTTACCTTTCCAACCAGATTCAATATCTGTCGCTCCTTTCCACATCGCGCCTAAACCTGAAATACTTTGGAAATACCATGGAGCATCAAAGGTTAAGTAAGATAAAATATTCTTAAATACTTTCATGCCATGAGCTTTGTCAGCATGGCCTCTGTTCTTTAAGAACTCAATGATTCCTCCCTCCTTTTCAATAAAAAGAGGAGATTCAGCAAGTCGAGTGTCCTGCACAAGCGATGATGTATCTTCAAATTTAAAGTCTAGTGCAAACGTCAGGAACGTAGGCTCATCATACGGATCCATAAAAGTACCCTTTCTGAAATTATCAACTTTATTTTTTATTCCATAGAAATTATGAGGCATCGTTAGTTATTATTTTTAGAAGGAGCCCATTCTCTTCTTGATAAGAAGAGTTCAGTATACAATCCATTTGGGTTAAGTTTATCATAGTAATACTTTGCACCTGATACATAATAATAACCGCTTAATTGAGCATCAAATGTTTGTGCGCCTAGACCGTTTTCATTCTTTATTTTTGCGTCTTGTTCTTCTGTTGATTTTGTAGCTTTTAAAGTATTTTCAGCCTCTTGTACGGATATGTAAATCGGCACCGTAAATCCTTTAACTGCCTGAAAATTTATATTATTTAGCGTAACTTTAAGTCTTATTTTATCTAATTCCTTTAAATTATGCGCATTCAATAAACGTGCAGCATTCCATTCAGGATGATTATTACCATAGTCAATATTCATCCATTTT